CCAAGAGATTCAGAAGTTAGTCATTTGACCAATGACAAACTTCTGGTTCTAGATAGGATTTTGCCTGCGGAGTTCGGGATGTAACCATTACCACGAGCATCCTTAATCATGTTGTTAAGGATTTCCTCGACACTCCAATTGGGATGATTTCTCTTCAGACCAAGATATTGTTTTCTAGCCGCAGTTCCGGACTTGTATTGCAAGTAGGCACCAACCATATCACCGTTGGCCTGTTCGTAACATTCACGCATCAACTGAGCACTCTTGTCTAAGTTCTGCGCAGTGTTAAGACGGTTATGCGCTAAGTCTCCGAATCGAGTTCTACCCTTAGCTGTGGTAGTCGTCATCTGAGCAACGCCCATAGCAGTAGAGTTTTGATTCAGCGGAGTTTCGTCACTATAGGTTTGTTCACCTGCGATGATTCCTCTCATAGCACCCGTAGGCAAACCGTTCATGTACTCAGCTTCAGACGCCAATCTTCCAACAAGTTCATTATTGTAATGGAACTGTGCCCAATGCTTGTTGTCTTTCACCTTCATTGCTTCAACATAGAAGGGAGAAGGTTTGTGTTTTCTGAACGAACCACTAGGGTCTAAGTCCTTCTTACGTTGGTAGTCGTAAGCGGCTTGAGACTCAGGAGTAACAACACCTTTGCGAAGTTGTCTCTGTCCTTCTTGAAGTGCATCCTGGAAGGCTCTCCATGTATCAGGAATAGACATTTGACTTTGACGAAGGAGCCTTTCAGCAATGCTCGGCTGTCTATGCGCATCAATGATGCTTTGATCGACGGGAGACTGACCGTACATCTGAGATTGAGAAGCAACTGTTTGTCCTGTTCCTCTTGTAGGCGTTCCTCCGAAAGACTGAGCTCCACCTTGTACGGAAGTTGGCTGTTTATAGAAGTTTGTTCCGCCCGTTACAACGTTAGTTCCACCGATGTTCGTCGTTCCGCTGTTCGTTCCCAGCGGCATATATCCGTCGTAGTACGTTGCTCCCCCTTGGTTCGCACTGCCGAGATATGCCGCTCTATACCGCTCTGCCTCAGAAAGGTTGGCAGGAATGTCCATCACAGGGGTTGTAATCTTCTGAGCTTTTGCAAGGATGGTCTTTATCTGATCAGGAGAGAATCCAGCCTGAGTCAACATCTGAGTAGCGACCTGATTTTCCAACGTTCCCAATTCTTGAGCAGAATAGTTGTGTGGCGTACCGTAAGAAATAATTCCACGCCATTCACCGATGTCTCGGGAAATCAGTTCGGCAGCTTTATTCAACTGAAAATCATCGGAGAGACCGACTCCCTTACGTTTGTCGGAAGCGGTTTTAAGACCTCCGAGTATCCGTGTTTCTAACGGCATACGAATACGAGCGATCTGCTTATAGTCGTAACCTTTATCTGCTGTCCAAAAGTCCTTGGATTTATTCTTAGCTAAGAGTTCTCGTTGTTCAATCGAGTCTAACTCAGCTTGAGTAAAGACAGTTCCGTTTTTAAGACCTTCTTGAATTGCTTGATGGACTTCTGAAATATCTTCTGCGTTGTCGATCTTCTCTTTGATCTCAGCGTCGTGAATGTCGTAGTCCCACTTGGCATCAATCTTGCTTTCGGCTAACGCTTTCTTCGTAAGGTTTTTCTCTCCTTTATAGAGTTCCTTTTCTTTTTCCTTGTTCTTAGACCTAGCTATAGCATCAGACTTTTGTCTTGCTTCTAGTGCGGCCTGTGCCGCTCTTATCTTATCCTCTTCAGCGGCTTTAAGTTCGGCATACTTTTGATTGATATTATGAGTATTTTTTGCAATATCTTCCGCAGAAGACTGATGCAACTGTCCTTTGAAATTAACCGATCTGCCTTCGATCTTTTTAAGAGTGTTCTCAATAAATTGAGCGTTATTCTTTAGGGCTTCAGGAGCCTGAGCAGAAACCATTTTGCGAATGGTTTCCTTGTCGGTAACGTTAGCTAATGTGGGGGCTAAGTTTGTAGCAATATTATTTGATGCCGCTTCAACGTTGGCGTTGTACTTGTTATCAATCGCCGCCAATACAGCGGGAGGTGCTCCCTTGTACTGTTTTTTCAGTTCGTCAAACTGGTCTTCATCAACAGAGTCCCCAATAAGTGTGTTGAGGTTCTTAGAAGTATCCTCAAGATATTCCTGTGTAGCCGAGGCGGTATAGTCGTTGACCTCTTCAGGGCTCCATCCTTCGTATCTTGTGGAGACTCGCTTTTTCAGGGCGTCCTCGTTACTTCCGTATTGACCAACGAGAGTCTTCAAGTCCTCTCGGATTCTCTTGGCGTTCTCTAGTTTCATCTGAAGATTTTTAGCCTGAATCTCTTTCTTCTTTTGTTCGCCTTGAGCAATCGCCGACTCCATCATCTGCTGTGCCGCATACGGGTCAAACCCGTAAGAAGCATTAAGACCGAAGTCACCTGCATTGCCAAGGAAGTTGCTCAGAGATTCCTGGTTTGGAACGATTCCGTTGTCCGTCAAGGTCTGTACATAGTCCTTGAACAACTGTAGACCTTCGGCTCGTTTGGATATTCCAGTAGGAACACCGCTGTAACTGTCAGAGAATTTATACTTAGTTTTTGCTACGTCTGCCATGTCTACTCCTACGACCACAGTCCGCTAAACCAATTGGTTAGTGAATCCCAACCGCTAGAAATGGAGTCGCCGATTCCCGACCAAAAACCTCCGCTCTCAGAGGCGTTAATGATTTCTTCAATTGGGTCACCACCAGCATTCATCAACCATTTCGCCGCTTCTTCTAAGGATGTTCCCGTTTGTGATGCAGTTCTTTCAACCAATGCATTCCAAGAATCAGCCGCAGCATTAGCTCCTGCGTAGTTGATTCCATCGAAAAGTCCGGAAAGACCTGATGCTTTACCTGCAAGTCCAAGTGCCTGAAGTAAACCGCCTCCTGTACCTGAAGACAAGTCTGCCGTTGTCTTATTTAAGGCTTGACCTAATCCATTGATTGCTTGGCCGTATGCTCCTGCGAATCCACTAGCTAGGTTAGTAGCGGCGTTTATGTTGTTGGAGTTCAGACCAACTAGAGCGTTGAGGATGTTGCCTTGATTCTGCAAACCAATGCCATAGGTATTAGCCAACCAACCACGTTCAAGGTCAGCCGCCTTATCTCCGTACCACAAAGCTCCGATTTCATTCTGAGAGTTACGGAGTTGGTTTGTCGCATCGTTTGTAGACGTAGAGATTGTCGGAGACAACGCACTGACCGCTTCAGCAATCGCCGCATTACGCTGATCTGTCTGTAACTTAGAAAGATTGGAGACGTAGCTGAGAGCATCGCTGTAAGCCTGGCTATCAATGTTTGCTAAGTCAGCCATGTATTTACGAGCATTCTCTGCCTGAGCTTCCTGCTGTACCGTAGATGTTCCGACACCGTTTGTACGGTTAGCCGCATACGTTCTCGAATCTGTTAAGGCCGCAGCTCTATCAGCCAACTGTGTCCGAGCATTCGCAAACTTGCGATAGGTTCCATACACATCATCTTCGTTGTAGAACTTAGCCTTACCAAGGTCGTTGTATACGCCGCTGATTTGATCTGCCGCATTCAACGCTTTTGCGAATGCGTTATTGACGTTCTGAGAACCTTGAGTTGCGGTTTGGTAATACGGTGTTGACTGCCATTCGTCTCCGTTCCGAGTCGGAACTTTAATCTTTTCCTTAAGAGCCTCGTAGAGTTTGTCATTTCCATCGGCCGTCTTGTCGTAAAGATTCTGAAGAGAGTTGGCTAAGTTCTGCCCGTTATTAACAAGAGAACCAGCCGTACCACTCCACTGGTTAAATAAATCGTTGAATTTACCTGAGTCTCTGTATCCTCGATAAACTCTAAAGCCATCTGCTCCCAGCCCTGCGAGAGAGCTTAGTAAGTTGTTTGTATCTGCCATACCTGTCTGTCCTATATTTCCTAATCCGCCTAAGAGAGCTGTACCGCCAAGCACTCCGAGCAGTGTCTTTTTTGCTGTTTCTTGTTTGTCCTGAACATCTTTGGATATTGAGTTGCCAAGGTTTGTGCTTCCTCCGTTGCCGAGAGAAGTGTTGGTCTGATACTTCTCAAGAGCTTCCTTTAGCTGTTGCCATTGATCGTTCTTTTGATTAACAGTGTCTTCTGTGAACAAACCCATTCGAGTCAGAGTCTCAGCGTAGTCAGCCAACTTCTTGGTTTGATCTTCCGACAACGATGGGTAGAGCGTCTTAGCGTTATTAACGTATTGATTGATTAACGCATTTTCAGCATCAGTCAACGGTCTTGTACCTGCTGTTTTACCGTTCTCAACCTTCCATTGATTAACGATTCCTGCAAGGTTTCCAGGGTCACTTTCTGTCTTAACCATGTTCAGCACAAGATCGGGGAGAGCGTTCTTAGTTACTCCTTTGATAGCAGAACCCCCGATTGTGGCACCGATATTCCCTGCCATGTTTGCTCCGCCCATGTATCCGCCAAGAGCACCCATACCTGCATCAAGGAGCTTGTTATCGCCTTCAGAAGTTAACAATCCTGAAGCAGCACCTACTGCTGCTCCAGCCCAAGGGCCTCCAAAGTAGGAGGCAATACCCGTTGCAATGGCAGAGCCAAAAGACTTTAGAGCATGACCAAGGCCACTGCTCGTATCCCAATAGACAACCTTACCTTCATGAGGAACGTAAGCATTTAAAGATTCATCCCACTTGTAATAGACCTGGGTTCCTTCTTTCTTTCCGGTCTTAATTTGAACTACAGGCGTTGTGTTATTAACGTCGTACTTCTGCTCCTTCAACCACTGTGTGTAAGCCCTTCCTTCAAGATCGGTTTTTCCTTCCGGAGTTAGATACCAAGTACCGTTCTCGTCCCTGTAGTCCTTATATTCATCAGGGTGAGCATCAGCCCAGGCGTTGAAGTCAAAGTCTTTCTTTTTGTCGCCATAGTTGCCTTGCATCCAATAGAGCATATTTTTATCGCTATTGATGCCGACGTAATCACGGAAGGAACCGTTATACTGCGAGTCTTGCCAAGTGGCTTGATAGTCGTTGAACTTAAAACCGTCTCCGTCCTTCTGCCACTTACCCCAAGTGTTAATAAACTCTTCTCCAATGGTGGCCGGAAATTTGCCACCATTGATGGTTACCCAGTTAGAGTCGTTGTTAGTTGCCATTACCCGACAATTCTCTGCCGCAGATTAACCGTAAGACCTTTGGCGTCAGAAGAAGCGGCTGTGATCTCTAACGTGATCTTCTTAGGAATGGTTCGTCCGTCAAACTTCTTTGCTACCCAAGTCTGAGTTACGTCAGAAGTCGTCAGGTCAGTCGTGGCACCTACCGCAATATCTCCAACATAGAGCTGGACTGTTGCTGTACCAGCATCAAGGGAGAGCGTCATCTTGTCTAAGTAGGCTTGAACGTTGGCTACATAGCCAAGAGTCAGCACTGCCTCCTTAGTAATCGTTCCGTCCGTTCGATATTGAATCGGAACATAGGAGTAATGCTGTTTGACCAGCTCGTCCGCAATCTGTCCGTTCTCGTCCAAAGGTGCGACACCGTTAGGGTTGCCAATTTCATCTTTCTTTACGCAGGAAGACAGATCAATAGCAGCAAACTCAAGAGCCGAACCCGCAGAGTTCACACGAAGATAGCGAAGCTCATCTCCTTTGTTGATGGCTGGAACGGAACCGTCAGGCGCAGTAGAAACCCAACGAAGTCCATCATAGAAATACAAGACGGATATAGGCAGACCTGTCTTAATCCACAAGTCTCCGCTTTCAATTTCTACTTCGTCGGTATCAACAGGTTCCGTATCTTGTACGAATACCTGTTTCGACTTTTCCATCAGACCTTTAAGTCCCTGAACTTTCTCAGGAGAAATATCATCGTCGTCAATGAGAATCTTGTCGAAGAGAATCTTTCCGTTGTAGCAATACTGATCTTGCATCAGAAGTCCGCCAACAGCTCTAAGACCTCCTCCTTGCATACGAAGGATTGTGACAACATCGCCTGACGCCATAGGAGCTAAGAACGTGATTGTGGATGTTCCAGCGTTTAGGATGTAGTCGTCGTTCTCACCTTCCTTGTAAAGAATGCCATTGCGATATACAAAGATTTGGTCTTCGTTGTTGAACTTAAACGGGATGATGTACTGATTCTGAGTGGCAACAACCTCTGTCCGGGAGAAACCATTAAGCTCACTCTTTCTGATCTGAAACACCGTAAGAGTTTCATTAGCTCCAATAGCCGGAAAGATTGTGATCGTCCCGTTGATTTGATCTAACGTGTAGGCGTTCGGAGATTGAAGCAGACCGTTTCTAAATAAAATGGTTTCGGTCTCTGATTCAGAGAAAGCATAATTGAAGACCGTAGTTGTGCCGTCACCATCATAGTCAGCTCGGTTGAACATCAAGGCATCGCCAATCTCACCGACATACTCACCAGGTTCTCCACGGAGTTCCTCAGGTTCAATAATCTGAATCCATTCCTGATCGTCTCCGCCGATTCGATATTCGAGACCATACTTAGAATCAAAGCGAATCTCTAAGCCAACATCTAAGTTACCTTCGGAATTAAAGATTTGGCGTAGCAATTCAGATAAAGTTCTATTTCCAATTTCACCGCTTCTAAGGTAGCGGATGATGTTTTCAAACTCTGCTGATGTAGCCTCTGTAGAAGAGTACCGAGACGGGTAAAGTTGGCGAATACGTGCCATTGATTATTGCTCCTTGATTTCGATAGTGAATCCGTAAATGCGTAAACTCTTTTTCACGTTTCTGATGTGGAATTTGAGCTTTACGCCTGTAAATAAATGGGGAAAAATTCGAGTGAACTGTCTGCCTTTTCGAGTTCCGTGAAAGACCGCTTGGTCTTCATAAGGCAAGTCCCAGCGGAGGACATCTAGTATCTGTCCTTCCTCGTTTTCAACCTCGACTTCAATCTGACCTGCACCGTCGGCAATAATTCCGATCTGATGCCCACGCTTAGGCATAAAGCGATCATTCATCCAAAGCAAAGGAGTTGTGAAGACAGCCTCTCCGATGTCTCCGCCATCCTCGTACTCGGACTTCATTCTCCAAATACCGCCACAACTGCCCATGAGGAGCTTTCCGTCCAGGAAGTCTCCGCACGTTACGTTGGCGTAATTGGAAAAAGACCACGACGGAGAACCCGAACTTCCCCCTTCTTGAGCAACTGGAGAGACTGAGCAGGAAAGCCGTGAAGCTCCTCGTGGACTTAAAGGGAAAAATATGTGATAACGACCACAATCTGAATCAAAGACTGCGTTGATTAGTCTCGTATCTTCCAAACGAGAAAGTAGTTCTTGATAAACGCTTTGCACTTTATGCGAATAAGGCAAGACCACAAGAGCCGTACCGTTTGCCACAGAACGCTTAAGCGTGTAAATACCATAACGGCTACAGAAGATAACCTCGTTTGCCCAACCGCAGATAGAGTTCTGAGACACACAGCCGACATAGATATGAACGTCCGAAACCTGCTTCCATGTGGTCAAATCCGCATTGATCTCATAGATAAGACAACGAGCATTGGTAAAGATAAGTAGTTGATTTGCACCAAACGGGAATAAAGCCGTAATCGTTTCAGCTCTATTGAGCACAGTCTTAAGGTTGATGCCTCCAGCCTTTGTTACCTGAATGTCTGCAACATCTTCGTCGCATTCAAAGATTTCGTTGTCGTCCACACGAGAGAAACGAACAACCGTGGGAGCATCTTTAAATCCGGCTAAAGCCAAGCGTCCTGACACGGACGCACATAAAGTCGCACCGTATGCGTCAGGAGAATCAATCTTCTTCCACCCTTGGGCAACGTAACGATAGGGTGCTTCTCCTGCACAGAAAACAACTTCGCCGTTAGATAGTGTTGAGGTAATAGTGTTCGTCGGAAAAACAATCTCGGACTCATTCCTTCCGCTCTCAAGTTCACGAGAGTTCCAAATACTTATGCCCTGTTCTCCTCTTGTGGCGTACAGAATCTCTCCGTTGTACGCAAAGCGAACGTGGGAAATGTAGCGTCCTTCCTTGCCGATTCGTTCTATCGCTCGTTCGTTTGAAACGTAGCCGCTCCAATCTATGTATGCGTTATCCACATCAGAGAAAGGCTGATGCTCATTGACTTCATGTACGACTTCACTGCGGCTTGTATCTAAGCCTGTAAAGCCCCCATACATGAGCTTGGATGTTTTAGAAGACGGAACGGAACGAATCATATAACCTCAAGTTAGTTCCGCTTGAGGTTATGGTTTTAGGCTTTTAGACTATGGGAAACTGTAGAAGGAGGAGATGATGGGACTAATTTTGTACGGAATATGCGGCCTTATCGCTCTCGTTTGTGTAGGAATTATTTGTAATTGGTTCAGTGTTGGCACAGGAAAGATGCCTAGCAGTGTAGTTTTTGCTTTCCTTTATGCTTTCGGATTTATTGTCTACACCTTTATCTACTACGTGTGATTACCACCAATAACTAATATCGACGATCTCCACTTGGTCTCCTACATTGAATGGTTCTCTGCCGCCGTAATAGTAGGAGACAAGCCACATCTTGTTTCCACCAGGTTGCCCCGCTTGGTTACAAGTTAAACCTAGGTTGCCCAACTCCATCAAAGTCCAAGTTGAATTGGCTCCTGAATAGTATTGACGGCCAAAGTACCAAGGCTCACTCACCATGTAGTTGCCTCCGTTGCTTGGCTGATGGCAAACCTTTCTAAAGGTAATCGACTTAAGAGAACTTCCGTTGCGGCGGTACGTCATCGAGAGGTTTAACGGATACCGATTATCCGTGACAGCGTGGAAGTTACCGCTTTCAATAACAGGGTCAGGAAGTCCGTCAATCTGAACTGAAATACCCATTGAGTCCCAAGTCCGGTTGTACCAAGTGGAACAGGTTCTCGTGTATCCAACGAACATTAGAGAAACCGTACCAAACTTTTGAGGTGTTATATTCCCGAGGTTTATCGTGTGTGTTGGTATGTCGTGAAACGGGAAAAGACAATTGACAACCTGACGCCGAAAGGCGCCTATACCAATAAAGTTTCCACCTATTGAATGAGCAGGTTGACTAATCCCGCCATCGCCGTCATAAGAGGCGTCAACATCAATCCTACAAGTTACCGGATAACTAAAGAACTGCATCTTATAGCCTCGGTACTTAGCGTACAGATCAGACATCTTTACCGCACCGTTAGGCTTCTGAGCAAAGGAGCGGCATTGGCTACCACCAAGGCTGATGGAAGTAACGGGATTCGGCCCGTTATCGTTCCACTGACTACGAGCCATCCCTAAACCAATTGTTCCGCTTTCAGGAAGGTACTGAGCCATTACTTACCTCGGCAAGTGCATGACACAGGCACACCATCCTTAGGTTCTTTGAAATACTTTCGGTCAGCGAACTCCCCTTTCTTGCCGATATTGAATGAAGAGATCGGACGGTGATAGCCCATCACACGAGTCCATATCTCACAGGGTGTACGTTCAGAATTGTCTAATTTAATTTCTTTTTGCATTTATTCTCCTTGAATGGGTTCGTAACTTTCCAAGGTCAATCCGAATAGCAGCCACCACACAGCCTGAAAAATAGCAAAGTGATAGTTAAACTCGTTCTTACACGTGAGTGTTCGAGCGAGTCCTTCCACTTGCGGACAAGCCCCTCTGCAAAAAGGAAGTACCAAACATTTCGAACACTTCGCTCGTTCATCCCACGACTTAAAGTGCTTCGATAAATCAACTTGTTCCAGAGCAGAAATATTCCCTACATACTTATCTTCAGTGGCATAGTCGTGACACGAAAGAACATCACCATTCATATTGATTGCCATGATGTTCTCTCGATTCATTCCGCATTTAACTTCGCCGGGGTCAACCTTTCGACGTTGCACTAAGTCGAGCAGGATTTCATTTGCTTTGCCTGTTAATGCAGGGAACTTATCCCATCCGTTTTTTGTAAGCTCTTTAAAAATGTTTCGCTGGAGAGTAAGCATTAGCTCAGGAGTAAAGATTAGTTCCGAATCTTGTACTCCAAGGTGAGTCATAATCCCTTCAAAGTTGAAGTGAACGTTGCCTAACTTTTCCCGAATGTATTCAGCAGATGCGTTGATGTCAGTGTTGGCAGGTGTAAGCACACAGTTAATAGACGCTCCTAATTTTTGAATGGCCAACCGCCAAAGGTCTACTTTCTTCGGGTCTTGTAAAGGGTCTTCTCCACGAAGATGATAGCCAACGCCATCATGGGAAAAAGTTAAGCCAACACCGTACTTCTCGAAGAACTCAATTTTCTTCTCGTCGATAAGTGTGCCGTTGGTGATCATTCCTATCCTAACCTTGGGATAAAGTCCTCTTAGGGCAGGAATTAGTTTTAAAAGAACCTTCCAGTAAACAAGCGGCTCTCCTCCCCAAAGCTCGATACTTCCTTTTACTTCTACCTTACTGGCTTTTAATTTCTCAATTAGAGGCTCTACATCTTTAACGCCAAACACGTTTGCCCCAATCTCGTTTCCAGTTTGTGCGCAATACTTGCAATGCATATTGCACTTAAGACCTAACTGAATCTTTAAGTTCCAAATCTCATTGGACTTGTGATTGGAAACTGGAGAAGGTTTTCCTCGTTGCTTTGTCATCGCATAAGGCTTCAGCCTTTCGTCTTTAGATAGATCGACTAAATCTCCATTACTGTTCCAAATCTCGTTTGTTACGTTGTCGTAAATCCAGTCTTCCTGTTTGCCGTCATGCGTTTTGCAATGCAACTTTAACTTCATCGTCTCTCCATAATCTCGTAAAGTTTTGCCCTTTCCTTCATAAAGTAACAATCAACATCGTGCGTATTAGATGTGTAGCATCCGCCACGACATTGATCTAACAATTCGCAAGATTGACATTCCTTACTTTTATAAAAACGATCTCCTTTCAATTTTCCTTCCATTTGAATTGGTATTACTTTTTCAAAAAGTTTTCCAGAAATATTTGATCCACAATAGTTGTGGTGGCAGTCATATATATTTCCGTGAAGGTCTATTGAAAGTTGATCGTCTCTAACACATAGGGCGCCGTCGCCTTTGGCGATTATGCGGTCTCGTTCAAATAAGAGTTGGGAACACTGCCATTGCGCCCATTCATCTCCTAGCCTAGCCATTGGGATTACTTCAGTACGAATGTGGTCGCAGAACTTATCCACATCCTCTTTAGTCATGTAGTAGTCTGTATTACACCCATCGTTAGCTCTGAGAAAGTGCACACACAGATTGGGCGAAACCCCGAACTTATCTTTGATTTCGTAGTACCTGTCCCGTATTTCCCATAGGTCTGTTCGGAAGTGGTGCACAAGTTCAGACAGAGAGAAGCGCTTAAGTTTAAAGATCGTCTCTAACTGTTTATCCGTGAAATCCCAGCCATGACAGGAAACGGTTGTCCATATATCTTCATGACTATTCGCATAGTCCACATAGCTTTCTGTCAGCCTTCTTCCGTTAGTAGTGATTACAGATTGACTTGGAACAATTCCATTTTCAGATAGGAGGGAATGAATAGATTTTATCCTCTCCCAATAAAGCATCGGCTCTCCGCCCCAATACATTATTTTTTTAGGAGTCTGACCGTTTAAGTGCGGCAGTAACTTTTGCACAAACTCTTGTGCATCTGCTTTCTTATCAGCTGGGGATAAACCGTTTGTTTGAAGGCAGTACCCGCACTTCATATCACAGGCACTACCGAACATGATATTAAGTTGGCGATACAACATCGACCGTAGCCTCTACTCGAGATGTGTAAAAGCGCTGATTGATCTTGACACGTAACTGATCTCCGGCCTCTAAACCAAGAGCTTTTACCTTAAACGTACCAATACCGTTCACAACCTTCACTCGCTTGTGCGGTGCGTATCCATCAACTGCCTCAACAATGTAGCCATCGTAGGTTACATCAGTCGCTAATTGATGTGTCTTGCCGTCTAGGATTTTTAAAGTAAAGGTTACCAAACCGTCTGGTTCTACCTGACTTTTATCAGGTGTAAGCTCATAAGCCAAATTCAACCACTTGGATGTTTTCCCTGTCATTACATCCTCGGCCGTCCATTCCTCCCCAAGGTCTTCCACATTTGTAATGAGCTTTGTGTTTTGGGAAGTTGTAATAGAGCGATTGCAGAGCTTGAATGAATCTTCAGGGTTACGAATCCAAAAATCAAACAGCCATAAGCCGCCTTTAGCTTTAATAAGATCAGCAGTGTTACGTTGATTGAAATACGTCATCGTTCCTCGAACATCTAAACGTAAACGGGGATGACGGCTTAAATCCAACCAAAAACAAAAATGAGCACCGGGCACAAGAAGACGGTTATACGTTGTATCGTCCCTATTAAATACTAGTTCGGAATAAATAGCGTACTGTTTCCCATCAATTAAAAAGGTCTTGTCGTTTATATAAAAAGCGGAGGGGTTGGGAAGGAATTGCTCTGAAGTCAGTAACTTTTCCACACCATACTGAACCGCATCAGAGGCTACGTTTACGCTTTCGTTAATTTCAGACAGTAGCCTGAAAGCTATAGAGTCATCATTGATGACAATATTCATCACGAAAGGAATCTCGTTTGGACAAATAACGTGTCTTGAGTAACCCATTTTTTCCTCCTAATTACTGTGTAGTTGATTTCGACAATTGGAAACGCAGTTAACATATGAGCAGTCTGAGCAATAACCGTTGCAATAGTAACTGCAATAGCATTGACCACAGTTAATAACATTGTCTCCACAATTGCCGCCGCCGCGATCCGGACATTGAAAGCATTGTGTGCAGTGGTAGCAGTTGTTACATTGGGTTTGATTGCACTGAACATTGTTACAACGACTACACTGTTGACAATAGGTGCAGTGAGAACAATATCCGCAATACCCCGTTTTATAACCGACATCGTTGCTCAGTTGACTGACTTTTGTTAGTTCAGATTTTTTCCAAAACTGAGAATCGTTTGTGAGTTGACTTACCTTTGTTAAAGTAGTTGACGTCCAAATGGAATCAGCATCTACAAGCTGAGAAAGAGCCGTCATTTGATTGGAGGCTGTGGCAAAACCACCTTGAGTTTTCCCGTCATTTACTATCAAATTTAAGTCTGTAAGGTTTAGAACAACCTCCCCTTCCAGGCCTGTTAAAGCAGAAGCAGCCTCTTTACTACCCCTTATTAGTTGAATTGTTCCCATATCTTTTAACTATCATCAGTACAGTCACAGTTACAACGACAATTTGTAACCAGGCAGTGTTGATATAAGCAATTGACGGTTGTGCAGTTTATGGTGTTGCAGTTATGACAATTACTACACTGCTGACAGTGCTGACAATATTGGCAATGTGTACAGTACCCCGTCTTAAAGCCACTATCGTTTTGTAACTGGCTTACCTTGCTAAGTGTTCCGCTTGACCAAAAATCTAAATCATTACTTAACTGACTTACCTTGGTTAAATCACTCTTACTCCAAGCACCAATATCATTCGTTAAGGAAGCGAGAGTTGTTTTGACATCAGAGAGAAGAGGAATTTCGTTTCTTCCTCCTGCGCCGTCATACACACTCACCCTATGAGTCGCAGTGTCAACGACCAGCTCCCCCTCAAGAGCGGTCTCAGCGTGTCCTTCAACCTTCTCAGTCGTTCCCCGTTTCCACTGAAGTGTTGTCATTACTCTCCTATGAACAATGTGTACAGTAAGTGCAATATCCTGAACAATATGTACAGTATCCAGTGATATACCCAGCGTCGTTGGTCAACTGCGACAACTTCGTTAAGGAGGTCTTAGACCAATACCCAGCGTCGTTCGTTAGCTGACTTAGTCCTGTCAAACTAGTCTTCGTATGGTAAGGAGAGTCGGAATAATCGGTCAGCTTCGTTTTAACATCTTCGGCTTTTGCAACGGGGTATCCACCGGCAGTAGACCCATCATGTACTCGCAACCTCATATTCGTAAGGTCAACCGTGATTTCTCCGTTTGCGCCAGTGAAGGCGTCGTTTTTCTCAGCGGTTCCTCGCTTAAGCTGAAGACGTTTTACCATTATTCAATCGTTCCCAAGTCAATTACGTCGGCTAACTTATCGGTTGTGATCGAACCTGCCCCGACTTGAGCACTAGCTACAGCGTTATCAACATACGTCTTTGTTGCTAAATCCCCTTCTCCGAGACTGTCAACAATCTGCTGAACTTCTGTCTTGTCAGCCTTTAAAGCTAAGGCAGAGTTCACTACGGAAATTTCTGCCTTAGCATCCAAAGCGGCAGTAGTTGTAGCAGCGTCTGCTTTAGTAGCTAACGCCGTATTGAACTCGTCCGTATCCACCTTTGTCATTACCGTTGCAACAATGTTGCGCATCTCACGTGCAATACGTCCTACTACCTTGACGATTTGATCGTTGATGTTTGTGGGTTCGGCCATTCTTAAGCTCCAGTGGTCTTGTTAAATTCCGTCACGAAGTGAGTTTCATAGTCCTCGCCAGTGAGAACTGTGATCTTTCCAGAAATTTCGTCTACTTTTCCCTGAAGAGTAGTGACGGTGGAAGCGTCTGCCTTAGTAGTTAGTGCGGTCTTATCCGCTTTCGCTTTAAGGGCAGTGTTCATCGCAGTTGTATCAACCTTAGCCGCCAAAGCAGTATTCATTGCCTCAGTGTCAACTTTAGCCGCTAGAGCGGTATTTAGATCAGAGGGGCTAACTTTGGACTCAGCCGTGGTTTTAACACCACGCATTTCCACGCCGATTCGCTTTACAACCTTGACGATTTGGTCATTGATATTCAGAGTCTCTGCCATATTTAAGTTCCTGTTTTGGTGTACTCATTGATAAAGTAAATTTCGTAATCTTCTCCTTGTAAGGGGCTAACGCTTTCTATTAAGTCGTTTACGTCCTCCGTGGCTTTATTGACCGCAGAGGTTGCGTTTGTTTGCACTTGCGTTAAAGTTTCCTGAACCTCCGTATTCTTTTCAGAGATAAAGGTTTCAACTTCAGCTTTACTCTCTTGGATAGCTCCCTTTAAAGACTCTGTTCCTGAAGCCACAACGTTCGACATTTCGTTTATGTCCAAGGCCATCCTTCTTGCCATCTCGTTTAATTGCTGTTCAAGAAGGGTGTAAGATTGTTTTCGAGTATCAGTCATCAATACCTCTCGTCGTTAGGTAGGTATCCAACGGATTAGGGTTCAACGCCTTGACATCTGCAATCACGGTCGTTAGGACGTTTCCTTCTGTCGACCCATAGATGGACATGAAGTATTCTTCAGGGTCGGGGTCGATGATGATGTCGTTGGCATCTTTACCAGCGTCTCCTTTGTCACCTTTGTCTCCCTTCTCTCCTTGGCCGAACTCAAATCCAGTTGACCACTCGTCTTCGTTTGAAAGTTTCCAATACAGCTTTCCTTCGTCAATCGCTAGGAAAGAAAAACCTTTAGGCTGATCTGCATACTGGGAACGAGCGGAACGAAGGTCGGAGACAGAGGCAACAAAGGAAGCTCCGACATCCCCCTTGTCACCCTTATCCCCTTTCTCTCCTTTGTCACCTTTCAAACCTCGGATGCCTTGTTCACCCTTCTCACCCTGAAGACCTGTGGCACCACGAGGCCCTTGGGCTCCCGTATAACCTCGGTCTCCCTTAGCCCCTGCTTCGCCAGTGTCACCTTTGTCACCCTTGTCGCCTTTCTGACCTATGAACCTAAGAGGAGTGGTTGTCCAATCTCCTGAAGTATCGGAGAGCTTCCAATAAACATTCCCTGTATCCATACAGAGAATCGAGAAGCCTTTAGGTTGATCGTCATAATTGGACTTGTTCGCTTCTATGTCATATACGTTAGGGACAAACGATGCACCAGGGTCTCCTTTATCCCCCTTCTCTCCTCGGATACCCTGCTCACCTGCTTCACCCCGAAGACCTCGATCCCCCTTATCT